AACGAAATCGTCGCCAAAAAGCTTGAGGACCCGGAATGGAAGTTTCTGCGCGTCGATCTCGGTCCTAGCTTTCAGCTCGGGTGGCGCAAATGAGCCTGATTAACTATGCGGATTTGCAGACCGCTATTGCCAATTGGCTCGGTGGGCGGGCCGATCTCAATGCGGTGATTCCCGATTTTATTACGCTGTTTGAAAAGGCCGCTAATCGCCGTTTGCGCGTGCAAAGCATGCTGACCTCAGCCGATTTGACCACGGTCAGCGGCGCCGCCACCTTGCCCGCCGATTTTCTAATCTGGCGCGATGTTAAATGGTTGGGCAATCCGGTGCGCGATCTGCAATACGCAATCCCGGAATGGATCACCATCGTTTATCCGAACTCGCCGGGCGGACCACCATCATATTTCACCATCACCAGCAATAATAGGCTGCAGACGATGCCGTTTGACGACACCAGCGCGACCCGGCTGCACTACTACCAGCGGGTGCCGCCGTTGGCCAATGTCGGCACCAACTGGTTGATGACCAACAATCCAGACGCATATCTATTCGGTGCGTTGGCGGAATCCGGTGGGTTTACCCTGGACGACAACGCCCTGGCGAAATGGGTGGCGCGGCGTGATCAGCTATTCGATGAAATCGAACTGCTCGACAAGCGCGGGCACGGCGTGGGGGCAATGCAAGTTCTAGGTCCAACACCATAGGAGTAAACACATGGCAGCCCACAAAAAAGGCCAGGCACATCCCGGCCCGTACACAGACGCCAAGAATGAACACACCGAGAGCAGCCGGCATACGCAAACCAGCGTTAACGGCGGGGTGGAAATGACGAGCTCGCCGGAAGCCAAGCCGCTGGTCGATCCGGTCAGCAACCGCAAGATTGAGCCGGTGACCGGCGGGCCGGGCCTGGCGGATATTCTGCCCAAGTAATGCCGCTCATCAAGTTTGGCGAATGGCGCCCGGATGTCTCCGACTATGAGGGCGGCTCAACGCTGACCATCCGCGGAGCCATTCCGCGCGGCGATGGTTATGGGCCGATGCTCGATACATCGCCGTATACGTTTGCGTTGCCGGGGGTGTGCCGCGGCGCCTTCGCCATCTATCCGCACACGGGCATTCCGCAACTGTTCGCGGCGACCGCAACCCGGCTGTATCACTGCAAAACCGACCTGACTTGGGAAGATCTCAGCAAGGGCGGTAGCGCCTATACGGCCGTGCCCAACGGCGAGCAATGGCAATTCACCCAATTCAATGATCTGATCATTGCGGTGCAGAGCAATTGCCCTCCGCAAGTCTACAATGCAGCAACCCTGACTGGACTGTTTGCCGATCTCGCCGGCAGTCCGCCGGCGGCGCGGTATGTCTCGACAGTCAACGCGTTCGTGGTGCTGTCCGGGCTGACCGCGAATCCGCTGCGGGTGCAATGGTCGGGCCTGGATGACACCACGCAATGGACGCCGGGCGTTAATTCATCGGACTTTCAGGATCTGGCCGACGGTGGCATTACCCGCGGTGTAGCTGGCGGCGAGTCGGGCCTGATCTTTCAGGACAATGCGATTCGCCGCATGACGTTCGCGCCCGGCACCGATTTCGTGTTTCAGATTGAGCGTATCTCGCAGGACAAGGGTCTGTATGCGCCTTACAGCATCATTCGCGCCGGCGAACGGGTGTTTTTTCTCAGTATCGACGGGCTGAATCTGATCTCGCCGCTACAAGGCTATCCGGTGCAGATCGGCAAGGAACGGTTCGATCGCACATTCCTGACGGATCTCGATCGCTCCAATCTGCAAATGTGTATTGGTGCCAATGATCCGCGCGGCTCGCGCGTGTTCTGGGCCTACAAATCGGCCAGCGGCTCCGGCAAAGTCTACGACAAACTGTTGTGTTACGACTATGTGCTCGATCGCGCGACCATCGTGCCGATGCGCGGCGAGTATCTGGTGCAGATGGCGCAGCCGTCGATTTCGCTCGATGCGATGGATACCAAATATCCGAATATCGACCTGATGACGACCTCGCTCGATGCTTTTGCCGGATCGACCGAACCGGAATTGATGCAATTCGACACGCTGCACCAACTGGCGCTGTTCGGTGGAGCTCCGATCGAGGCCGTGGTTGAAACGACCGAGGAAGGCACCGACGGGCAGCGTCTACGGGTGCGCGGCTTGCGGCCGATTACCGACGCGCTCAGCCTGTTCATGTCATGCTCAAAGCGGGAAACCACGCGTATCGCCGCATCCTATGTGGCCGAGTCCTCGCCGCTGGTGAATGGGATGTGTCCGTTCAACGTATCGACCCGCTACGCGCGCGGGCGACTGCGCATTCCGGCGGGAACGGTCTGGACTTATGCCGCCGGCGTTGAGCCGCAATTCGGGCTTGAGGGCGCTACGTGAGCATTATCGTCCTGCAAAAGGACGAAACCGACCAGCGCAAGATCATCTTCGCCATCAATCAGGCGATCCAGTGGATCAATACCAAAGGCGGTAGCGGTGGTGGGGGCAGCGCCAGCGGCGATGGGGCTGGTCTTCGGCTCACCCTGGTGAGTGGCAACCCGGTGATGTCAAATATTGCCAATCCCGGCGTGAGCAGTTCAATCATTTATTACACGCCGTACAAGGGCAGCGCGGTGCCGGTTTGGAACGGCAGCGCCTGGGGCGCGGCGGATACCGGCGGGGAACTGGCGCAGGCTTTAAGCGACGCGAGCAAATCGCCATCGGCGGCAGCGCTCGACACGCTCTACGACATGTTTGTTTGGGCTGACGGCTCGACTATGCGCTGCACCCGCGGCGATGCCTGGGCCAGTCAGACGGCACGCGCCTCACCACTCGGGATCAATACCGGTGTTTTGGTCAATGCGACCGGGATTAGCAACGGTCCGAGCGCTGGGACCGGAGTTTATGTCGGCACGATCAAGACCGGTGTGGCTGCCGTCTCATGCGCATTTCATCCGCCGCAAGTCGGTCCGGATGCCGATGGTGTTAGCTTTGGCGAAATCGACATTTGGAATTTCTACAATCGGATTAATTTTGCCGGTAGCGTGCAAATCAATTCGCCGCTGACCAATTGGACTTGGCCAAACACATCTTGGCGCATCGCCGGCGGATTTGGCGCTTACATCTTCTATTATGTCTGCGGCATTGATGAGGATTTCATCAACGCGCGCTACGATACCCAGGTTAATACTTTTGATCCGAGCGATATCGCATATGTCGGGATTGGCGTTAATAGCTTTTCAACGCCGAGCGGCGTTCAGACTGGCATGGGATCGGGAAGTGCTACGGATGCCCCATTCGGGCCTGTGATGGCCATTTATGCCGGCAATCCGGGAATTGGATTTCATTATCTCGCCGCGCTCGAAAGGACGTCGACCGGCAGCGGCAACATGGTCTTTTACGGCGGCGACAATGGCGGCCTGACCGTCAACTGGAAATTCTAATGGCGTGCGAGCTCGTCCTGATCCCGCCCGATCATGTCGCGCGGATCTGGGACAAGGCCGCGGCGTTGATTGCCTCCGCGATGCATAAGACGCAGTTGAGCGATTTCGGCATTCTCAAGCAGCAACTGCACAGCGGTCAGGCGCTGTTGTGGGTTGCGGTGGATGCGCCGACCTTCACCGTCAAGGCAACGGCGGCCACGCAAGTCGCGATCGTCAATGGGCATAAATACTGCACCATCATTGCTTGCGGCGGCAACGGCCGGGGCGATTGGTTGCCGCTCATTCATGGGCTGGAGGACTATGCGCGGGCACAGCACTGCGAGGCAATGCGCATTTTCGGCCGCAAGGGGTGGTCGCGGGTGCTGCCGGACTACAACATCGTCGGTCACATCACAGAGAGGAAACTAGCATGACAACCGCAAAATCGGGCAAACCGTTGAGCGATGAGGATATGGCTGCGCTGGTGATGGCGGTCAGAACAAGCACGGCGGCCAGTCGCTTGGCTGACAGCGAAGTCGTCGCGTTTCTTCGCTGGCTGGAGGCCAATGGCGTTACATTCCCAGCTCTCACCGCATCGGAGCCGGTCAGCGAAAGTCATAAAAAATGAATAAGGCCGATCGAGTGTCACGGTTGCGCGATGCCACGGGCGCGGTACGGCTGTCGCCAAGTGAAGTTGAACACATGCTGGATTTGATGGCGGATTGGGGCTGGCTTGCGCTCGATGATGAACCGGCACCCGCAAATGCGCAACTCGAAGGCGCAGAGGCTGAACCGGCACCGGCGCATCACAATAATGAAATGATGCTCGAACCGGTCACCCATCCGAACCGGCCGCCACCGTTCGACCTTGAGGAAGAACACCAAGAGGAAGAAGAGGGCGACCCTGACAAAACCGCTGCACCGCGTCGGAAGTCGCACGCGAAAGCCAAGCCGGCGCACAGCAAAGCCAAGCCGGCACGGCGCAGTCATCGCTGAAAGATCATCGCATGGGCGGCCAGCCACAGCAGCAGCAACGCGAATTGACCAACCTCGGTCAGTCGGCCGCTCCCAGCCAATTGTCCGGCGATATGGGCGGCATTCTTGGCGGCGGACTGCCGCAACAAAAGCAGGAGTATCAGCAAATGAATAACCCCGTCACGACACCGGACGCAATACAATCGCAGTTGCCGACCGAGCAACAGGGAATGGCATCTGGCGTGCTCGGTCCCGCGCAACCGGGCGGAATGGCGTTGTTCTCGCCGCTGCATCAATTCTTGCTGGCGAACAGCGGCAATAATCCCTTGCTGAACAATATCGCCGGCATGATGGGAATGCCGAACCGGTCGGGCAGTTTCTAGGAGCATCGCCATGGGCGGCCAATCGCAGCAGGACCAAGCTAGCACACAGAATACCGGGCAGCAAAACACGCAGACTAGCCAATATGGCGGCACGCAAACGCAATACTTGTCGCCATGGCAACAGACCAACTCTTTGCTAAGCGGCATTACCGGCGGCCTGACCAATATGCTGCCGACGACGCAAATCAATCCGACGCAGCAAGCCGCGATCGACATGCTGACGCAATCTGCCATGCAGGGGAATCCGTTCACCAGCCAAATTACCGGTGCAACTGGCGGGCTCCTGGCCGGCGGCGGCGCTAATCAATATAACCCGCAGATTCAAGCGCTCATCAGTCAAAATCAACCGCTGTATTCTGGCGTCACCGGCGCCTTGAATTCGCAACTCGCGCCGATCATTAATCAACCGCTCGGGACCATCAGCCCGGCATTGCAAGGCATGCTCGATACCGCGCGCAGCGATGTCACAAATCAAGTTAATCAGCAATTTGCCGCCGCCGGGCGCGATATGTCCGGGCTCAACCAGCAAGCACTCGGACGCGGCATTACCGCCGCGCAAGACCCGATCCTAGCCAATCAATACAACACCCAAATACAACAATTGCTGCAGGGCGCCGGATTGCAGGCGCAAACCGGATTGAATGCGGCTAATTCGGGCTTCCAAAATTCCCTCGCCGGCATCAATGCAATGAGCGGTAATAATCAGAATGCGGTCAGCAATATTTTGCAGGGCATTATT